AGCGCGGCGACAATACTGTTCATCGTTTTTGACAGATTGTCATTCAACACTATTGATGATTGTATTGTCGCCATTATTACCGCTTCCCCTTTTTCCGCTTTATTTCAGCCGCCTGTTTTTTGTCATTTTCGATCTTGATCTGCACACAGGCATAATAAAATGCTTTTATTTCATCTTCGGATTCCAAAAATTCATCAATTTTTGACGGCGACCAGTGCAATTTATTTACAGCATAATATAAAAAATTAGCCTCATAGTCGCCGTCAAGAATCAGTTTTTTGCTTGTTCTGTCGTATCGTTGATATCAAGATCAAACCCGTTAAACGACTGGATGAATAACCCGAATTCCGTATATTCTCCCGGATTATCGATCATTTCTTTGATCAAATCCTCGGGCGTCTTTACGCCATACGAATCTTGCAATTCCGCGCTGTTCAAATCAGGGTGTACAACCGATGCCGCCATCAGCTTGCACATATAGCGATTTGTGTCAACCCGATATTGCGCCGCCCTGTTGCGCCGCCCAGCCGCCCGCGTCTCTATCGTGCATTCTTCGCGTATCGCCTCGTTTTCCTTGGACGTCAGCGGCCTGATCTGCCACGGGATCGGGTCGCCTTTTCCGTCCAAAAAAGACTTAAAGCAATATGTTGTATTTGTACGGGTCTTCTTATTCTTTTTTAAAAAACTTGTCAAATCTGACATAAATTACATACCCGCCAATTCTTTAAATTTTTCGGGCATGTCCCAATCATCGAACGTCCCGGAAATGTCTTCTTCCAGCAAATCCTCGCCAGCCGCGAATTTTGCCAGCGTAAAAGTATCGGACAAGCACCCCATATGCGTTATGACCTGCCGCCCGACCGCGCTGCTCGGGTCTTCATTCGTCACCTGTATTTCAAACGGTGACATAAAGCCAGTCCGCTTGTATTTCAGCGCGATTGTCCGCATGATCGACTGGTTGTAGTGCGCCGTCCCCGACCATGTACCTTTAGCCCCTGCGGGCTTGTGACCCATCGACGTGCGCCCCAAAATTTTGACGTCTGAAACATTGATTTCATATTTAGATTCAAAATCAATGATGTTCATGAAATTCCAGCGCCGCCCGTCAATTGTTATATAGCATGATGCCAGCGACCCATATACCGCGTCATCAGCCCTCATCGTCTGTTCGCTCATTTTCTACCCCCTTACTGCACTACGACAGTCATATATAACTGCCGCATTGCGTTGACAGGCGTCACGCCATCATTGACGACGACCGCCCGCCTCGTTTCTCCCTGCTCGACCGTCAGATCGTCACCCGAAAAATTCTGTATCGCCCGGTTGGTTTGCAGCGCCGTATGATGTTGCACAATATCAACCCACAGGCTAACCCGCCCATCGGGATCATTAGGGATAACGCCTAAATATTTTGTATTGAACAAATAGGCTATATCGTTCCCGATCTGATCCAGAACCCGGATCGTCTGATTCTGTTTAAAATCGTCAGATTTTTCGACCGTAGTCGTGACAAGGCTGTTAATGTCATCCAAAACCCTGATCCCGGCGTTCATCACTTTATGAAACGCAAATTTGCCGCCCTTGATTGCAGCTTCTAGCTGTGTTTGGGTGTACGCCGTATTAATCTCATACTCCCCGTCATATTGCTTGTTCAATGCCGACCGATTAACGGGCGTCCCAGCTATTACGCCAGTCACCCAATATATCGCCTCGTACCCAACGCCGTCATTGACGGTGTTCATGACGTTGACAACCCCTTCATAATCAGCGTCCAGATCATGCACGACGCATTGAAATTTCACGCCCATGTCATCGCGCATCCTGCGCGTGAACGCCGCAAACAAGCCCTTAATTGTTGGGTCGACTGACGGGCAGCCAATCGCGTTGAAAGACACGGATTCTGCGGCGTCAAGGAATGACTGGTAATCACCATTCGTGACCGTGGGGTTGACGCCCCCGGTCATTGGTTCGCCAGCCTCCAGCGCCAGCGCGGTCGCGCCCCATTGCACGTAATCATTGGCAATCAGGTCGCCCACTGCCGCAACTGTCTGCATGTCGACCAGCGCGTCGCCCAAATACGTTGACACATCAAACAATGCAGGATCGTCAACGTTGGCGGCAATCGCAGTCATTAGCGCGTTGCCCCTTGTGCCGGGGTATTTCGCGGTCGCCCACGTGTTCGACGCCTTAGTGCCGCCCGCCCCTAGCCGGAAGATGTAAGCCAGCCGGATGTTTCTGTACAGATCGCGCAACCCCTTAAGCTGCGGCGCTGCATAGTCATAGCCAAATAGCTTCATAGTGTTTTTTTGGAAATCGCCCGCCGCGACCTCTATCAGCCCCAATTCCCCCCAATCCCCCGTTATAGGGATTGCGGCAATGCCCCGGTCAGACAGCGCCGCGCTTGCGCGGGAAGCGCTAACGAAATTGATGTATGATCCGGGCAAAATTTTATTTTGCGCCGTGAAAGTCCCACCGCCCAATGCCATTTATTTTACCCCCTTGGACATAAATTCTTTGATCATTTTGTCAACATCCGCATGCGAATATTTTTCGCCTTCTTTCAATAGCGTTGACAACATGTCATACCTATGCGAATACCAGTGCGACGCCATAATCTGATCCTTCGAAAATACGGGATCAATTTTTTTTGGCAGAACTTTTTCTTCTTTATTTTCAGCCATTTTGTCATCCTTTCAGGCCAATATTTTGTTCCAATGATTCCATTGGTTCATCTTCTTTTATTTCATTTAACAATAGTTGATATGCAACAAAAAAATGAAGCACATTATCAACAATCTCGCCGCGCATCGTGATCCCCCGGCATATGCCGCCGTCAACTTCTATCCAGCGCAATACCTTAAACAATTTATTTGATATTTGCCAGCATTCATCATTCGCCAAATTTGACGCCGGGAAGTAATGCACGTCAAAATAATAGCGCCTTATTTCACGCTTCCCGACCTGCGGGAAGTTAGATTCATCCAACTGCAAAATAAAAAAACAGGGTTTTTTTAAATCCTGTTTCACTTGCTCCGTATAGCACGTATAGCGCCCTATTTTTTCATTTATCGCCTTAATTATTCCAGGGATTATCATATCGCGCCTTTTAAAAATTGATCTAGTTTATTCTGTATCATATAGGCCAACTCATCGTTCAATTCGTTTTCGCTGATTGTCAGCATGAATTGACCCATTACCCAACCATTGCCGCCCCGCGTCCTATGGCCAAACTCCACATATGACGCATACAATACGGGGTTTATCACGCTTATTTCATAGCCGCCATTTGTTTTTCTCACGCCGCCGATAGTCCAACCACGGCGCAACGTCCCGCCCATCTTGCCCGCGCCTTTTGGGTACACGCCGACCGGGGTGCGGCGCTTGACTTTTGCAAGCAGCCGCGCCGCCAACTCTTTGATCAATTCAATAATGAATTGATCTACCTGCTTGGCCTTGACGTGGCTTTTGATGCAATAGTTCAGCCCCCTGTAATCAACTTTGACATTAGGCATAATCTTTGGCGGGGATCAGCATTATTTCTTGATGGTTGACGAATCTCCCCGCTTCCCCGCTCTGTTTGAATTCCAGCGTGCCGTTTACGATTATTTTCGACCCCGGCGGTATAATAACATTTTCATCGATGAACAATTTTGCGGTTTGCGATATCGTCGCGGCGGTGTCTGTCTGATTGACAGTATTCAACGACTGGTATGACAGTTTGCACGGCTCATTTTCTATAATTGGTATCTCCATTTGTTGCGTCGCCTCATTGGCGTCAACATAATCGGCATATCCAATTATCGTGCATGTGTCCGTCCATAATAGCCGTATCGGGTTTTTGGCAATGCTCAAGTCCATTTTATTTTCCTATATGTCACAAATTCAGATTTACCAGCGTTGATTAATATGTCAATTAATCGGTCAAGCCCCTTTTCCGGCGACGTGACAGATTCAACCGAAAACACGACGTTTGTATCACCATTGGCGACCTGTTTAATTGGAATTTTTGAAAGATCAACCGTGAACCCGTCAAGCGCCCCGGATGATTTTTTGTTTGCCAAAAATTCCCCGCAAACCATGTCGACCGCAATGTGATACAGGCCGTCAGGTATGGCGGTTACATTGCATTCGTTTTTAATTGTATTCGTGACTTTTTCAATTAGAAAATTGAGCGCCCAATCGTCAACAGGATCGTATACATAACCCAATGATTCCAACCGCGCTATGATATCGTCTCTCATGTTTTAACCTTTAGTTTAAAAATTAATTATCCCAGTGATATGATCCGCGCTATCGGGATCGATTTGTGGGGGATATATTTCCCGTTCCCATCGCTAACCAGCGCCCAGTTAGTGCCAGTCGCCAGTTCCGCCTTCGTCGGCGACGCGGTTACCATAGCGGCTTTTGTAAAGCCGATCCCATACGGCGCAAAGACTTTGCGTTGCCTTGACCAGAGGTATGTCTGACCCCCGTTCGCCGCCTCGTCCCTGCTCATGCTGATCGGCGTCTCCGCGCCAATATCTTCATAGTCGAACGCCCCGACGCCTAAAACGAACGTTGTGTATTTTGTATCGCCGCTCACGACCTCGGTCGGCATTCCATCATCAATCAGCACAATGCGACCGTTCCACGTCGCGATAGGCAGCGCCCGTTGAATGCCGTTGGCGTCAGTGCCAACCATGTACTTCAACAATTGCTGATTTTCTAGGCTTGTCGCTATAACGCTATGCATGATGACAATGGAATATACGCTTTTGTTGTCCCCGCTTGCCTGTTGTATGGCGTTGTTCAGGGTCTCCGGCTGCACCGTCGGGTCGGTGTCCGCGCTGATATCCAATGTATGATTCGTGACGAATGGCAGATTCCCCGCGCCAGTCATCGAAAACATGCCAGTCAGGATCGCGATCAATGTATCCTGATCGATGTCTTCCCAGTAGTCCGCGACCTGCCTCGCGACGTTGGACATAAAGCCCGCGCCGCCTGTAATATCTTCGCTAAAATCGCGCTCCACCCACGCATTTGCGCGGCCTACTACAACAACGCTGCGCTCATATGTCGTTGTGTTTTGCGCGACAATGTTTGTCGCTCCGTCATAGTTGACGGGTTCACCGTCCAGCCGCCCATACATTGGCAGCGTCGCGTACTGCACCCCGGTCGACGCCTGAAAAGCGTTGCGAATCTCGCTATTCGGCTGCAATGCCCGCGATCTCCTCAGCTCGTTCAACCTGACGCGGGGTATCGTTTCCATATACCGCCCAAATGCTTGCGGGTTGAATGTTTTTAAATCAAATTTTGCCATTTATTGATTCTCCTAATTTTTTGAATTTTTAAATCTTTGCGTCCGGGTTTTCTTCCAAATATGCCACCATTTCTTCATATGACATTTTCGAAAAATCGGGTTTCCCGTCTGGTTCTTCCTTGCCCCCTGCTGCGGGCGACGCGCCTTTGATTTTCGGCTTTGTTTCAGCGTCGAACAAAAATTTAGTTTCATCCGCGCTTGCCAGTTTTTTGATCTGATCCGCCAACCCTTTTATCGTGCCATCATCCGACAATGTTGCCTTTTCCAAATCCAACAATGCCCGGACAGCCTTATTGTTTTTAGCTTTTGCGCCAGTCAGCGCGGCATCGACCGCCGCGTCGATTTTCAGGCGCAATATCTCAGCCGCGTGGTTGTTCGCGGCCTCAGCGTTCGCGGCTTGCAGGTCGCTTATCTGCTTTTTTAGCCCTTCGACGTCGCCGGAAGCATTTTTCAGCGTCTCAAGCTGCGCATCGCGCTCTCTAACCGTATTTGCCAGCGTATTTTTTTCAGTGTTCACTTCATCAAATCGCGCCTTGGGAATGAACCCCTTCAATTCCTCGGCTGATGATTTTTCAATGTCGGCCGCTTTTTCGTCGTTTGTCTTTGTGGTTTCCAAAACTTTTAAAATATCTTCTTTTTTCATTTTTTAAATCCTCTCGACACATTATTTTTACGCGGTTCAGTCCGCGCTCATCGTCTTTTGTTTTTCGCCCAAAATACAAAACGGCGGCAATAAAAAACCGCCGATAAAGGCGGTTAAATTATATTTTAATAAATTTTAATTATTTAATTTTCAGCGCTTGCGCGGTTATTTGTTACTAATGCGATACTCGCTCATGCGCAAATATACAAATAATCGTCTATCTTTTCCGCAAATTCGGATTCGCCAGCGTCAATCAATTCTTGTTTGGCTGCTTGCAGTTTCTTTCCCCGATCCGCGTCAATAACGCACGATGAAAATAATTCCCTGTCAATTTTTTCAACCAAACTATAATTGTCTTCATTCTTCAGGATATTCATAATCCCGCCGGGCAAATACCGCATCATTTCAAAACACCCCCAATTCATTCATTACGGCGACAAAAATTTCATCAAATACCATTTTTTCATTGGCGCTTAAAGTAGATATCTTATCGCCTTTATTTAATTTTATAAACACATTGTCTAAATCAGCTTTCATGTAAGATTCATAAGGCGCGTTTGACGGCGCGTTGGCAAACGTTTTTTTTATAAGCGCATCCGCGTTCTGCTCTGCATAATACAAATATTGCTTTATATAATCCTCTTTGTCAAATGCAGCCGCAAATATGTCATCATACAATTTTACCCATTCAGCGCCCCCGCCATTAAGGCGCGTTTCCAGCGCGATCTTTCCAAAATCGGCCAACGAAACACATTTCGAAAATTCAGCCGTCTGTTTCAGGCGGGGCAGTGTATCTATCAGATAATTGCAATAGGCGGGTTGCAACTTTTCGGCAATCCCATATGACTGCATTGCGTAATGCGCCGATGTCTCCGCGAATGTTTCTTCAATTGCTACCCATTTGCTTCTATCCGTGAGCATGTCAGTTTCGCGCCCATGCGCGTTGAGGTGATATGATTCATGGAATGTTGTTTTGACCTGATAATTTATGCCCCGGTCATCATCGGATTGCAGTACAAATTCTTCATAATACCCTTTGCCGTTTTCAATCTTTTCAAATCGGCAATACCCGCGCTCTTTTATCTGTTTTATTTCAACAGATATATTTGATCTGTCTACCCCGATATTGTCAATAATCTGTTCCGCGAATAATTTTCTGCTTGCGTCATCGTTCGCAATCGGCGGGGTCAGACCTGTGACTATTTTTTCAACCTCGGGGCTTACTTGCGTTTTTGGTTTTACTAATTTTGGTGTTGCACCTTTAGGGGCTATCGGCTTTTTGGCATATTTCGCCTTCCATTGTGAGTATCTAATATTCATAGATACCATCTCTGTTTTTCCCGTGACCGGGTCGCGCATCGCCCGCTCCCCCAAAAAATCGTCTTGAAAAAACGGTACTATGTCAGTCCTGCACCATGGATGAAACGGCGGCGCGGTCGTACCGGGGTCAAACTCGGACATTTTGAAAATTTGCCCGTCCATGCCTTGACAAATCTCCGACGTGTGAGTGTCCAGCGTTGCCAGTATTTCATACTGTTCTACGCCCAAATCCTCAAACGCCGCATGCTCCGACTGCATTGAAAAGTATGCAGATTCCGTCATTATCAGCCGCCCGGCGTTATGCCTCGACGTGTTGAGCGCGCTTGCTAATTGTTTGATTGACGCGTCCGGCGGCTTGCCCAAAATAAGATTCTGCGTCAACTGCATATGGACGGTATCCAATAACTTTGTTTTGTCCGACCATATGCGGTCAGAAAATGTCCTGCTGTCGGCAGTCCACGGCTTTTTCAGGACATTTGACAACGCGTTTTCGTCAATCCCGGCGACGTCGAACCCGACGCCGTAACCTTTTTGCACCTCAAACATTGTACGGTAGTAGCCGTTCAAATACTGCTCTTTTAATTCCTTGTCGACCGCGTCCGCGTAGCCCCCGTACAATGTTTCAAGAGTATTCTGCGCTTGAAATTTCAGCGCCTCAAGCCTCGACACGTGATAACGCGCCGACGCGTTTTCAAGCTGTTTCGCCCATTGCCCCGATATGGCGTTCTGTTCGCCCTTTTTTATGTATTCGTCAACATTCCATCGGAATTCATCCAATTCCCGGCTGTTAAGCAGCGTCCGCGCCTCTTGCATTGATATCTGGTTGTTGTCGGCGAACCTCTGATACCAGACCGATACTTGGCTTTCTATATCGCGCTGCGCTTCGTCGAACATGCGTTCAACATCGGCATATGTCTTTCGCGCATCAGCGTTTTGCGCGTTTTCCAAAATATTAAATCGTTGATGCCAATAATCCCTGTTTTTCATCCGCTCCCCCAGTTAGCGCCCCGGCAAATAGCCGCCTACAAATGCAGCCTTGTGCATATCCACCCGCCAAACCTCGGCGGCTATTTTCCCCGGCAGCGTGAAAGGAGTAAAATCATGGAAAATTTATAGATAATTTAAATTTTAATTATTTCGCAAATTTTATAAATTTTATTTATTCTCTAAATTATGCAAATTTTATAAATTTTAATTATTTACGCACGGCGGAATCACCCCCAAAATTATCTATAAATAAATCATAATCCTTGATTATCAATACGCTGCGGGCTGATATGTTACTAGCGGGTTACTAAATTCATACTTTAGCAGCGATTGATCCGCCTCATTTTTCTTGCGCTCCATCTCCAACTGCGGGTTGTCGACCCATGGGTGTTGCGTAACTATAGTCTCATCGGACAATATCCCGACGGAATTCTTGAGGTTGTTAATGATTTCAGATTCGCTGATCATCATGTCACGGTTAAATATGACGTCCAATTGCTCCCCTTCAAAGTCGCCCGCGCCAATATTTGACAAATGAATGTCAATAAAATAAATTAATTCTTCAAACGACGCTTGATACTCCGTCTCCATCTCGTTTGCGTCAAGATCAATGTCAGAGTACATTGACTTAATGTTTAGCTGATTCGCGTTCGCGCCTAAGCGGTCATCTTTGGCGTCATAGCCCATCGCGTTTTCAATGATCGCTTTTTTGAATATTTCGATTATCGTTTTATAGTTTTCGGCGTTGACCTCAATCTGCAATGTCCGCAAATCGCCCGCTGCGCCATCGACCGTTTTAATCGGGACAACACCAAATTCAGCAAGGTTATGCCGGAATTCCGCTAAGTTTTCCCCGTCATAGTTGACTAGTACAAGTATTGTGTTCCGGGCGTCTTCTTCCATAGAATTTTCAAAATTTGAGAGGATCAAATTAAGCCCGTCTTGCAAACTTTTTATGTTGCGAATTAATGGTATTTCATCATTGTTAAATTTAAACGGTATCAAGGGTATCCGTTGCCAGTTGTACCCCTGCACAATATCGCCGTCCGTCAGCGTAAAATACGCCTCTTGCTGTATCGTGTCATAGTCAGGCTTTAACCGCCCGTCATCATCCAAAATAAAACGGTGGATGCCGTTTTCTTCGTAGACCTCGACCTTTTGCGCGACTTTTTCATTTTTACCTTCAAAAGTTATGACTTCATACAGGCGGATCGCGTAATCCAAAATTGTATGATCGTCATCCTTCCAGCCCGCAATGATTTCATGCGGCTTGATGCGCTTGAATGACAGTTGCCCATCTTCGTCGTAGTGGACAAACACCCAACCAATGCCGCCATTCAATGAATCATGCCCAATATTTTTTATCAGCCGCATGAAGCGCTTATTTAAGTATTCGCTGATCGCGTCGGCATAGTTCTTATTGTCAGATTGCACGGTTATTGGTTGCCCCAATAAATAATTAACTTTTTGAGTAACCATTTTCCTGTATTGGTTGTCCACAACCCTGTTGTTTGGCAGATTGTCGACCTTTTGCAGTTTTCCATCCGCGCCGATTACTTGGCGCTCCCGGCGCAAAATATCGTGATCCCCCCGGTAATAGCGGTCGCCGCTGATCATCTCCATCCGGCGCTTGGATTGCAGGAAACGGGCGATCTCTTTCTCGATGAATTCCGCATCCGTTAGCCGGGATATCGCGCCCCGCATAATGATATCATTAAAATTTTCAGTGAAATTAAATTCAAACATTGCGCCCCAAAATTATTGCCAAATAAATATTAAGCCGCGCCATTGCTATGTTTGGCGCGGCTATTGTTACTAGTTTGTTATTTAAAACCCAAATGACTTGCCCTTTGATATACCTTCCATCGCGTATCTCATGGCGTCCATCAGGTGGTTAAAATCGTCAATCGGCCTGTTCAGCTTTTTACCCGATTTGTCTTCGTCCCACGTGTAATTGCCGATCTCAGTTAAAAAATTAACGCACCGGGGATGGATAATGATCCGATACCCCTGTATGTAGTCGATGCCATTCTTTACGCTGTCGCGCCCCTTCCTCGCGGGGCGTATGCGCTGCATTCCTAGCGTCATTAATCTGTCAATGCTCTTAGGTTCAGCCGAATCAGCAATGATCCGCTCCCGGCTGTATCCCATTGCCTGAACCCTGCTGTATATCGCCTCGTTCGACAACCCATATTCGTACATCTCGTCATGTACATATATGACTTTGTTTTTTACGTCCACGCCCCCACAGAATAATGCGCTCGGGTCATTCGTGTATCCAAAATCCAGCCCAAATACAGGGGACAGGCCGGGGATGCTGTCAATATCGAACTGTTGTTCGATCCAATTCTCGTAAATGACCCCTTCGACGATGCCCCAGTTCCCAATCCCGGCGACTTGATAGCGCCTCGGGTTGTTGGCTTTCATCGCCTCGAACAACGCCAGATCGGCGCTATCCAACCATTCGTTCATCGTGTAGTTGGTTGTCAGCGCCAATACATCATTACTCGGGGCGTCAAAAAACCGTGATTTCAACCAATGTTTTTGATTCCACGGGTTGAAAGTTAGCGTTATTTGTTTAAAAAGATTCCCGGTGACCTCTCCCCGGATCGCCTCGTCAAGGCTGTTAAAATCATCCTCGCGGCTGATCTCATATGCTTCTTCGATCCACATCCAGCATAAGTATCCAACCTCGGATGTGATAGAGGTTATCTTCATAGGGTCGTCCAGCCCCCGGAAGTATATCTTTTGCCCCGTGCGCCGGAATGTCATCTCAAGCGGGGATTCCTTAACGTCCCATAATGCCGCGACGCTTAAGCGGCTGATCGCCCATTTTAGCGTAGTAAAACATGAATCCTTGATCGTGCGGTAAACTTTTCGGACAACTAAGAGGTTTGAATCCGGGTATTTCATCATGTTCCAGACGAACCACAATGCCGCCGTCCGTGATTTCTTGCTTGCCCTGCTCCCTTTAACTACCCTGTATCGCCCCCGGTAGTTCCAAAACCGCTTATAACCGCCGCCGATTACGTCATACAGGTTGATGTTAATTTCGTTGTTCATGCCCCTATCCGCCAAAATAAGCCCCGGAAATGGCGGGGCAATATAATTTCATTCCCCGGCATACTACAGCGCTAGACGCGTTCTAGCGCTGTAAATGCCTTAATCAACCCCCGCGATCATAAGTCTTACTTTTTTGCTTGCGATCTACGCGGCTGATCTTTAGAGCGCTATAAAATCGCTTAAAATGGCATTTATATACGCCTGTCACTTTTTTGAGGTTGAGCGTTGCGCGTCAGTTAATTTTTTATTCGCCCGTTCCCCAAAATCGATTTTAAAGCGGCTAAATGCCATTTTAAGCGATTTCATGCCCAAAGTAATATAATTTCATTACTTTGCCATTTAGGCGGCTTAAATTGCCCTTCTAGTCGCTGAAATGCGTTTATTCTCATTGGAGGTTGGAATGTTTTTTTTCCAGAAGGGCAATTTAAGCCGCCTAATTATGTTAATATAATATCAATACCGCTGTAATCCAGTGTTTCCGGCGCTATGTGTTACTAGCAAGTTACTATTCACCATCTTCCGGCAATTCATTTTCGCCCAAAAAATTCAGGCTAACATTTCCGTCAACGGACAATTTATCGTTCCACATTCCCAACCGCCGCCCCATTGTTTCAAGGGCTTTATGCTTATCATGTAATTTTATTTCACGCTCGACAGTTTTTGATCCGTCACTTACAGTCGTTTTTACGCGAACTGACTGTAACGCCGCTGTATCATCCCTATTTGCACCCGTCTTAACTTTTGCTGTGTCAACATTGGCAATATCTGTCAAATCTGCGAATCCAATTTTAGCCAATTCTCGCATGATGCGATCCGCTGTAATGCCTGTTCGGCGCGAATGTTTAGCCTTTTCACGTGCGACAGCGGCCTTGATGTGGGTTTTCCCAAGTAACTCCGACGCAATATTGTCAGCGTTTTTAGGGCTGTAACCCGCTCTGATCGCGGCTTGCGCCCCGCACATGTCGATCATGTATTCTTTTACAAATTTTTCTTGTTTTGGTGTAAATCGTCCCATATAAACCACCTATTGTAATTATTTCACGTGTTGATAGTGACCTTCAATGACCTTTTTGTTCTTCTGCCAAAATGCTTGTAACGCAGCGTTGTGGCGTCTTAGAAGGTATCTGTATGAGTAATTCATGCTAACGGCTATTTGCTCCCACTTCTCGAATGACACATACCGCCAATACAAAATCAGCCTTAAATCCTCGTTGGCGACTTTCGCAATCTGCTTTTTGATTTTCTCTTGAAGTTCCAATAAAAATTTTACCTGTAGCATCGCCGCCGCTTCAAGATCGGCAATCCTCGCGACCGCTTCGCCGATCTTGTCCCCTTCCCCCCTGCTCTGCACCTTTTCTGATGCTGCCCCCGCCATCCCGTTGATTTTTGACACGAATAGCGCGACTTCCCGCAGATATTCTATCTCCCGGACAATCGCCGCGATCCTCGAATTTAACCTAAAACCCTGCTGTAAATATTCCTTCGCTCCCATTTTATTTACATCCTTTACATTTTATTTCTTTTATTCCATATTTATTTGTCATTTTATGTATTTTATTGCTATATTCTGTATATTCATGTCTTTTTTTGCTATATTATGTCATTTTATAACTGTATTAATTTTACATTTTTATGTTACGATTTTCTTTCTTTCCATTTTTTAGGCTAGTTATTTATTTCCATTCACACCATATTTAATCATTATATTCCTGTATTTTCTATTATTATCCTAATTTTGTAAAAAAACGCTAAAAAGGTTACGCATCATGCGTAACCGCCTCGCGGCTTACTCCTGACTGCGTTTCAAGGATCGGATTCTCAAAAAGGTTACGCATGGTTACGCATCATGCGTAACCTCTTTGCGCCTTACTCCTCACTGCGTTTCAGATCAAAAGGTTACGCAGGTTACGCATGAACCCCTATATCTATATTATTTTTATTATTTACTTTTCCTTTCCAGTAAATAAATTGGAAGTTATTAAAATATAAATAGAAATTGAAAACATGCGTAACCATGCGTAACCGCCTACTCCTGACTGCGTTTCATGCGTAACTTTTATGCGTAACCATGCGTAACCATGCGTAACCGCCCCTTATTTTTTTCTAATCGTCGCTATAAATTCGTCAAATAAATCCGTCAGTTTATTTATCAAGCATATTTGATTATTTTCGTTAAACCACGCGCAATGATTTTCAGAGCAATACACTTGCGACTTAAAATTCATGTTTTTGCCTATTAAATTAAATTTCATGGGGCATAACTTCAACATTTCTTTAACTCCTTTTTAATTGATTAATTAATCCACTTTACAACCGTCTCGCCGCGCCATCCCTTGACCCATACGAACCATGCATATGCCATTGCATTGTCGCCCTTGCAGGATTCAAAATCGCCATTTTTGGCGCAAACGAGCCGGGACGATGAAACATATACGGTCTGTGGCGGCTGTTCGTCGAATAGCGCCCGCCGTTGTTTGGATTCCAAAAATAATAATTTTAGAAACATCGCAACTTTTCGCCCGTCTATCACGCTTTTTAGCGCCGCCTCGACGAACTCGACCGCGTATTTATATGGCGGATTAGTCACGATGTCACCATTGAACCCGTCAATTGTAGATTCCAAAAAATCCAGAGGCTCGGGCGACCCGAATCCCCGATAAAAAATATCGGTGCTTAATACCTTATGCCCCGCCAGCATCAGGGGTTTGGATATATGGCCTTCCCCGCATGCGGGCTCCCATATTACGGGGGCGAATTTTTCGACTTGCAGCAGCAGCCCGGCAGCCCTTGGGTCGGTCGCGTAATAGTCAAGTTCCGGGCGATCCCGGTCGGGGTTGTATCTACCGACAGTCGGCAATATGTTTCTACTCATTTGCGAATATCCTTTGCGTCGCGCCTTTTATTTTTTTTATCGCTATTTCTACGCGAAAATACTTTTTTACCTGTTTCGAAAATTCATTTGTTGATAGCGCCTGAATGTTGTTTTCAGCCGCATATACTTGATACATCCTGTACACGTCTTTTGTCGGTTCGTTTACGATCTGCCACCGCTCGACAGATTTAAAAAAACCAATCACCGGGTTGTTTGTTTCCTCGTATTCTTCCATCGCTTTTTCTGTTGTTTCGCATTCCGTGAATCTGTTGTTTGACAGCACCCTTTTCAGCCCTTCTACCGCCAATATAATTAAATATTCCATCGCTTCGCGGCGCTCCAATTCGTACTTAATAAACGGTTTAAAATCAGCGCTAGCCCTGTTAATTTTAGCGTTGAATGGGACAATTATTAACCTCTTAGCTATTGCGGCGCTGTCGCGCCCCCGGCCTAATCTTGGGATGTTGTTAGCTGAAAACAATAACTTTGCGTATGAGCGAAAAAAGAACGGGTCTTGACCCTTGCGCTCCCCTTTTAAACTTTCCCCAGTAACAAGTTTTTTGAATACCCCTGTGTTTGGGATGAACTCATCGCCTATGTCATCCCCAACGTTCGCAAGTTTCCCGAATAACTCAGCGGTTAAAAAACGCTCGTTGACTTCCCCCAAATCCAATGCAGATACATTATTTTCGCCCAGCATGCATTGGATCATATCCAGATACGTTGATTTCCCGTTGTCTTTTTCGCCAGTCAGGACAAACGCCTTGCCCAGTTCGTTGCGGCGGTATAGGCAATACCCGGCGATCTCTTCCAGCAGCGCCCGGATGTTGGCGTCGTTGCAGCTAACTGTGTCTAGCACCCGGTCAACTAGCGCGTCATATGCCCCGGGATTATAAACCCAATTAATGCGGTTTATAAATATTTTATCCGGCGAAAAATCAATTATACTGTCGTTGGCAATGTCATATATCCCATTTGAGAATGGCAGATAGTTGGCGTCGGCGGGCTGCTGATTTTCAGATATTGATTCGTCAAGAAATTGGTATGTTTCCACCCGTTTTGTCTTTGGCAGTTCGGGCAATATTTTCAGCATTTCGCCGCCGAATTTTTTGATGCCGGAAACGTAGACCCCGTCTTTGTAGTAATGCAGCTGATCATTAATTTTTACAATATTCAGCTCATTTTTTAAAAAACATGCGAATTTTTCGTGCAAAAACGTGTTTTTCCTGTAAAAAGCGGGTTTTTTGAAAGCCTCGTCGCGCAATATCGTTTCAAGTTCTTTTTCCGGCAGCGGGGTCTTGAGGATATACGCGTTAATTATTTCTATGCATTCCTTGATATCTTCTTTTGTGAATCCTTCCGATTGCAGTGTCAAGATGTAGTTAAATAATGTTTGGTTGCGCCCGTCCCCTTCGCTCAGTTCCTTGAAATTTATTGATGACTTCACCGGGTATAAAAAACTAGGCAGTTTATCGGGGTCGCCATCTTTTAATATTTTTCGGTCTTGCCCGTTTATCCTTAGCACTTCATACGAGTTTTTCGCGCCCAGTTTCGCGTCCGCTGTCAAGCCGATGGCAAGTTTGGATCGCGAAAAATTGCGCTCGATGCCGGGATTGGCGAATAAAAAATGCTTGCCCCGCGCCGTCTCGTATATGCGGCATCCAATGCCTAAATCTTCGATTATATTTAACAAAATATCACTCTCGGCGCGGTCATCAATATCAATTAGTATGATAGTGTCATCCAGCACCCCGGCATACTCTATATTGTTTTTTATCGCTTCGTAATCCCACGCCTCTTTCAACGGGATTACGCTAATCTTGTTCCTTGTCGGGACGTACCCCTTATATAGCATTTTTCAGCCGCTCCAATAACTCGTTGAATTCGTTGCGCCTACGCCTATTTGCATATAATTCTTTATTGATATCCCGCCATTCTGCGGCCTCGGGAAGCTTTTCAACTGCATCCTCAAAATTGCTAAATCCCGTGCGCAAATATAACCCGGTCGCCAGATCGTCCATTACGTATCTTTCGCCAATTTTTCTTATCCCGATCCCATATTTAGGGTATGTTGCGCCCCGCACCAACTCCAACGATTTTTCACCCGTCGCCTTGTTATTAATCATGATATAATACGGCTTGCGCTTGAATTTAGCTTCTTTTTTCCCTTCCGAAAATATGCCCGCCATTTCTTCGGCGATCTTCGGTTCAAAATTTTCAGTTATCCAATATGTGATCTCTCCTATCTGCTCGGGCGTCGCGGCGCTTTTTATCAAAACAGTTTCTTTTTTTGTAGGGTAGTTGGCTCTTAATTTTCCAATCCTCCACGATACAAAAAACCATTTGTCCAATAATAACGTGATATGCCCGCGCCCATGTTCTGATGGATAAATCTTTTTTGGATTCCATGGGCATATTGTATAAGTCAATGTTATTGCATTGTTAATTATCATTAATATACTCTCCTCGTCCGTGGCAAATGTTCGGGTATATTTTCAGAATCATGCCATTCCCTAGTTAGAAATTTTATGTTCAATATTTTATCTATATCATTATCCTCTTTAAATTTTTCGGTCAATAAAGATTCTTTATCATGCGCAATAACAATTGAAGTCTTATAAAATCTTTGCCCCCATTGATTGGCTTTTCTAACATATTTAACTTCATATTTTTCCAGTGATTCACCTACATAATGAATATATCCCATGATTTTTACCTCTCATATTATTACTTTGCGGCCTTGTGAAAAATTAATTTGATCAAATTCAATTATTCCAAAATCGTTTAATCGCCTTCGCGCAAGATTTAAATACCAATTTTTATCTAAATATGGCGGCACTTTTTTATGCCAGACAGCGCCATTGTCAATAAAACATTGCTCCGGCGAATTGGCCATTTTGGCGGGTTTCCCCGTCTTTGCGTGAATCTTTTTCACTCCTAAATCCTTGCTTCTTTTTGACGCGAATACTCTTATTGTTTTCTCTTTTAGAATTTCATCCCCGTGGATAATATGGGTGTATTTATTGCTGATTTTTGTTACAAGTTGATAGTCAATAAGTTTGTTGTTTTCATCAATTGTATAACCCAGCGGAATATCATTGACCATGAAGTTGATCAACGCTTTGTTGACTATTGCTAGATCGTAGTCCAGCGGTGTTAATTTTTTTAGATACGCGCCTATGGATTTATAGCCGCCTTTTGAATCAATCAGAATATAGTTGTTTACATCTTTTTGAAATACTTTTGCGTATTCCAAAAATTCTACTGTCAACCCCGTCCGGCGCTCCCAGTCGTAGCATATGTCATCAATCAGCGAATACCATGCGTCAGGGTTGCCCCCGCCGGGGTGTTTTATTAATATCCCGTCAGTGTTCGACTGTATGATCTCCGCATGCTCCTCCAACTTTTCCATTAAATCCAGTATCAGGAGTTGACCGTATATGCACACGCGGTTCGCTTGCAGGGGATCGTATAATGGATTGTTAGGGTCTTTCATCGCGCCATATGTCGAATTCAGCGCCAGTTTTAGCGCTTTGTGCAATGGGTTGTTTTCCTTCTTGCGTTCCAGCCTCAGATCATACAGTTCTTCGTATTTCTCCGGGCTTTTCACGGATCGCGACAATAACCCGTAATTAATCATCAACGTAGGGTATTGCGACAATACGTCAATATTGATATACAGCCCTTCCCCGGTGTATTGCGGGATCGCCCCGTGGATGCCGCCATACCCGAAAACATGCGGGACGCCAGCAATATCAATTGATAACTGGTTCTTTTTGCCGTCTGCCCCATAATAGCGCCTATTTTTGAGGTCGCTATACCAGTCAACCACTTCTTTGTATTTTTCGACTTTTAAGGTTGTTGGAAGATCAAAATTAAATTCATCGTTGTAATCTTGTCTCACGGCGCCCAATATTTGCGCCGCAAGCTGCGGCGCGGTCTTGCTGATATTATTTAGCCCGCCCGCCATTTTCGTCAGGTTCATATGCGCCAAAAATGGCTCTGATTCCTTCTCTTTTTCCAAAAACACATTAATTGTCTGTTCTACGTCATATTGACAGTATTTGACTGTTTCTTGCAGTTCCTTGTCCGTCAGTTTCCTGTCAACGTCGAACGGGACGGATGTTTCTTTAATGTTCAGCCCCAAAAACCCTTCAAAAGTTTTCAATCCCCGGTCGCCGTTCGCCATCACGTCGTAGTTGTTGATTTTTATTTGCCGGAATAACGATTGCGCAAAGCTCCACCCCGGCCGCCCGTATATAACTATGTAATCGCTGCATTCTTTTGGGTTCAAATCGCATAGAATACATTTTAAAATCCATTGATCATAATGGCGCGAATTGAACCCCGCCCATACTTCGCGCTTGTTTTCTTCAAAAAATTTGCATAATTTTTCGCGGTCGTTGGTAATTACAATCTCCGACCGTTTTTCCATATCCAGCGCGACCATTACCCAATCATATATAAATACTTCAAAATCATAAAATATCATTTTATTTTAAACCTTCGCGCAATATTTTTGAGGTTACAAACATTAGCCTTTTGCATCCGTCTTGAATGCAGTATAGCCGCGTCCAGTCATCGGATTTTTTAAATCTATTGTATATTTTTAACGCTTCCGGGAATTTTTTAGACTTGGCGATCTTGTCGCCGCATTTTATTTCATATGTCATTGATTTCACCCCATTGTCGAAAATTTAAGGCGGCAAATTGATGCCGCCTTAAATTTTAAAAATAATTATTCTACTTCGAACACTTCATTGATCGTAAACGTGTTGTATCCTTTGTTGTTTTCCATGTATTCAAGCGCGAATTCAAGATGCCCGCAAATCGCTTCAAATACATCCATCAGCAGCCCCCCGTACTGGTTGTAATTCACAAAATCAATGTCAATGTCTTCGACCATCGAACGCAGCAGTTCGTTGACGATGTGAATCTGAAAACCTTGGCAAATCAACTGGTTCATAAAAATGAATGAACCTTTATGTTCGCCCGTCAGAATTTTGAACCAGATTGTAACCATTGGGTCGCCTTTTTTTGATGCCACAAGTTCCAGTTTTGTGATCTCTACTTCGTAATTCCCGTGCGGCACTTCGGGGTAATCGCCCCTATTTTCGGCGGCATTTTTAACGTCTTCTGCCAGCCCCTTGACGTCGACCGCTTTGTCAAATTTGTCCCATAGATTAGACATTGTTTTTTACTCCTTATAATTTATTTTTTTTATCGTTTTCTTATCCTAACGCGTGGTTGCGGTTCGGGTGCGGGGATCGGAAGTTCGCCTTCTTCCAGTTCTTGCTCCCGGCGCTTCCTTGCCCGTTGCGTTGGCGCGGGTTCAGGATTGGGCGCTTTTTGTTCCAATTGCTCCGGCTTTTCCTGCTGCTCAATAGGCTTACGCGTTGATTTTTTTGGCGCTTCTTCCTGCTTGTCGTCATATACTTTAAGAAATTCAGAATATTCCAGCGGTATCTCGCTGTTCGTGATATTCAGCCGACCGCCGCCGAATATCACTTCGGAGGTCTTGAAAGACATTGTATGCTCATCGCCCTCGGCAATTATCCGGGCGACAATATCAACCATCCCGGCGACCTTCGTCGCGACCTTGTCCCTCAGATTCGGCTTGATTGCCGTTATCTTGTCGCCGCTTTTTTTGGTTATGTCCTTCGTCGTGTCTTCGTGGGATATCAGCACGATGTTTTCATAATCCAGCGCCATCACGCGCTTGATTGTCGATAAAAATTCTGTTGTGACCTTGTCCCACGCCTTAAATGAATCATCGCTTTCGTGCGTGATATTCAATTTGTCATACATGAACAAACGGCATTGCTCATACAAATCTTCCAGCAGATCGATGACGATTGTTTTAAACGTGTTTTCTTTGCTTTCCAATAGATCAATCGTGTCTTTAAAGTTCGCCCATGCGAATGTCTTTTTAGTAATTCTCCCTTCTTTTTCTAATTCGTCTTTGATGCGTATCACAGGCGCGTCAACGAACTTTGTGTTACCGTCGGTGTTGATCATCAGCGGATCGGGGAATTCATTTGCGAACGTAGTTTTGCCCGTGAATGGCGCTCCATAAATCCACAGTGAATGATTCGCCGCCCCTTCGATTTCCCGCCTCTCATTTTTTGGCAGTATCATGTAATTTTCTCCTTCTTGGCAATATTTTTTATA